ACGACATCGTCCGCGGCTACACGCTCACGGTCGGCGAATACTGGCTCGCGAGCTCGAACCGTCTGGCGATCGACACGCTCTACCGCTCGATGTGGTGGACGGTGCGCCAGATCGTCGACACGTTCGGTCGCGAGACCGTCAGCGCCGGCTTGGCGGCCGCCTACGATTCGGGCCAGCTCGATCTCGAGTACGAGCTGGTTCACGCCATCGAGCCCAATCCGAACGCGGCCGGCCCCGAGATCCGCGGCCCGCACAATCCGTGGAATGGCCACCTCTCCAACCGGCTTCCATGGCGCTCGGTATGGTTCGAGCGCAGCGCGCAGGGTGAGAACCTGCTGCTGCGTGCCTCGGGCTACACCGAGTTCCCCTGCATGGTCCCGCGCTGGGACGTGGTCGGGACCGACAGCTGGGGCAGCGGCCCGGGCTGGGTGGCGCTGGGCGACGCCCTGCAGCTGCAGGTCCAGCAGCACCGCAAGCTCGAGGCGATCGACAAGCAGATCCGGCCGCCGATGGTCGGCCCGCCGTCGCTCAAGAACGAGCCGGCGAGCCTGCTGCCGGGCGGCGTCACCTACGTCGCCGATCCGAACGGCCAGAGCTTCCGGCCGGCAATCGACGTGAGGCTCGATCTCGGCGCGCTCGCCGCCGACATCCAGGAGGTCCAGGGCCGCATCAAGGAGGCGTTCTACGCCAACCTGTTCCTGATGCTGGCCGAATCGGACCGCCGCGAGATCACCGCGCGCGAGATCGACGAGCGGCGCGAGGAGAAGATGCTGATGCTCGGGCCGGTGCTCGAGCGGCTGCACGACGAGCTCTTGCAGCCGCTGGTCACCCGGGTGTTCAACATCATGGCGCGCAACGGTCTGATCCCGCCACCGCCCAAGGGCGTCGCCAACAACGGCCTGCAGGTCGAGTTCATCTCGATCCTCGCCCAGGCGCAGAAGGCGGTCGCCACCGCCGGCATCGAGCGGATGTGGCAGTTCGGCGCCCAGATCGGCGCGATCAAGCCCGAGGCGCTCGACCGCCTCGATGCCGACGGCACGATGGACGCCTATGCCGACATGACCGGCGCGCCCGCGTCGGTGCTGGTCGACCGCAAGAAGGCCGAGCAGGCCCGCCAGGCGCGCGCCCAGGCGCAGCAGCAGCAGGCCGCCCTCGCCGGCGTCCAGCAGCTTGCCAACACTGCCAAGACCGCGAGCCAAATCGATGTCGGCGGCGGCCAGAACGCCGTCGCCGCCATGCTCGGCCGCAGCGCTGCACCGGATGCGGGGGGCGGCCAATGAGCGTCCCCTTCGAGATCCCCGACTGGCTGATGCCGACCGACGATCCGTCGCCGCCCGACACCGCCGCCGTCGATCCGCATCGCGTCGAGGACCTGGTCAACCGCTTCATCGCCGGCAAGCAGGATGCGCTGTTCACCGGTCCGGATGCCTACTACCGCACCACTAGCGGCGACGCGGTTCAACGGCTGCCGTACATCACCAACCGGCTGATCGATCTCAAGAACGAGCAGCTCGCCGAGCCCCTCCCCTACTACCCGCAATCGTCGGCCGGGCTTTCCCTCGAGAGCCTGATCCAACCGCTGACCGACGCTGATCGCGCTGCGCTCGGCGAGCGCCTCGACTCCCACATCGCCGACGCGATGGATGGCATCAATCGCCACATCACTGCGCAACGCGATGTCTTCAACCGGCAGACCATCGCCGAGCGCCAACGCCTGATCCAGCGCGCGGCCACGCTCGAGCACAACAACGACGACAAGCTCGCCGGCCTCGCGGAAGCCCATGCCAGAGCCGCCCAGGAGCTCGCCCGCATGAACGGCGAGCCCGAGGCCGCCGCGATGGACGCCGCCCGCTCCTCCATCTGGCGCACCGCCATCGACCAGCACCTCGCCAACGGCAATGGGCCGCAGGCGATCGACCTGTTCGATCGCATGAAGGACCAGCTCGCACCTGGCGATCAACGCCATCTCGAGATGCCGATCCAGCACGCTGCCCGGAATCGCACGGCCGACCAATGGATCGACCGCGAAAGACCGGCTCCCGGCGAATCACTTCTGACGCGCCTACAGTCCGATCCCGACTTGTCGCCGATCGAGAAGGCCATAGTCCGCCTCAAGCTCAATGCTCATGACTCGGTCCAGGAAAGCGACCGCGCCGCCACGGTGAAGGGGCTGGACGACCGCCTCGACACTGTCGCACAGGCGCTGACGACTGCGCCCGCCGCCTACCGGCCGGGCGCGCTCTCCACCCTCATGAAGGCCTACGAGGATGCCGGCGCAACCGACAGTGCAGCCACGCTGCGTCCCGTGGCAACACACGAGCCACTGCTGCTGCCCTTCGCCCAGCTCAGCGCCGATAGGCAAGAAGCAGCCATCGATGCCTTACCCGAAGAGGCGCGCGCAGCCGCCGAAGCTATCCAGCGAGACCAGGCTGCAGCCTTCGCAAAGGATGCCTTTTCTGCTGGTACGACCCTCTACCCAGATGTTGGCGCGCCGATGCCCGCGAATGACGTCGCCGGTCGCATTCTCCAGGCCCGCAAGATCGCCGAGCGGCAAGGCATTCCGGTCGCGCCCTTCACCGCCGACGAGATCGCCGGCAAGCGGCATATGCTGACTGAAGGAACGCCGGACCAGCGCAACGTCGTGCTGACCCAATACACAGCGCTGCCAAACGACGTGAAGGCGGCTCTCGGGCCGCTTCTAATGCCGCCATCCAAGGAACCCGAAGTCTCTTCTGGCACTTCCAGTGACGACAGTGTCATCGCACAGGCCGATAGTGAAGCGGCCGCACGGTCCGACAAGGCCGATGGCGACGGCCAAGGCAGAGGACGATCAGTCCATCTCGACACCGATTTCGAGACCTTCAAGCGTCTGCTCCAGAGAGAGCGTGAACGCGAGGCCGCGGAGCGAGCGGCCGAAGGTCCCGCCAGGCAAGGCGGCGCACCGCTAACCGAGCCTGCCCCCGGCAGCCCGGAGTACCAGGCCGCCGACGCGGAAGCGCGGTGGATCGTGGCCAAACAGGAACGAACCCAACGGTCGCCTGGGCCGACCGATGCTCCACGTGTGTCCGACGGCGAGCAGCAAGAGCGCGAAGCAACGCCAGTGCCTCAAGGAGCCGCACAGAATTCAGCCCCTCAGACGCCACGGCAAATTGCTGCGGCGGCGCCAGCAACCCCGGCGGCGGGCGGCTTCGCCGGCGACGCCGCTAGCGCCCTCTGGACTGCCGCAAAGAGCGGCTTCGGACGACTCGCGGGTACAGTTGGAGCAGCCGCAGGCACGGCTGCCGGGGCAATCGTCGGTGCCATACCGATGATCCTCTATCCGACCAACACGCAAAGCGAAACGCATCCGATCGGGGATGGCCTGCGCGTGCGCACGGCACCCGGCCAGCGCTCCGCATCCGTCGAGCTCCGCGTTGGCGAAGGCCTGCTCGGAACGAGCATCGGCGAAAAATGGGAAACCTTGCCGGTCGATGCAGGGTGGGTCATCAAGCCCGGTCACCGCCCTTACATCGCAATCAACCAGCAGGGGCTCGATTCTGCTTTACAGGCCTACGGCAGCGCGATGGCTAGACCGAGGCGAAGGCGCGGTCGAGGATCATCTGGCGATGCGCCGCCGCCGGTTGACAACCCGTCACGTCATCAAATCGGCGGCAACGAACCGCCCGAGCCACTGGAACCGCTCGATCCGGCACCGCTCGTGGCTCCGCTCATCAAGAAGAGTGAGCCAACCGATCCCAGCGGCCCGAAAGATTTGCCGAGCCCGACGCTTTCTGATGAGGAGCGCGAAGCGATCATCGAGGAAGCGCCCACGATTGCGGAGCATGCCTACGAGGAGCATGTAGAAATTCGCCGCGAATTTCCGCATATCAATTCTTACTGGGACTTTGTACGGCATATCCAAAACGTCATGGAAACAGCGACGGAAAAGTTCAGGGCCGATGGTCGGACCTATTACTGGCACGGCCCTAGCAAGACGATGGTCATCCGAGATCCGTACGAACCTCATGGTGGTTCAGCCTTCAAGACAGAAAAGTCCTACTTCGATAATCTCAAAGCCCGGTACGCTAGGAGCAGCAGGTGATTTATGCAACTTAAAGATGTCTCAAGGGAGGGAGCCACCATCACCGTGCGGGGTGACGAGGTCGGGTTCCTTTGTTGTGCGATCAACGAAGCGCTTGCGGCCGTCCGCAAATCGGAGTTCAGGACACGCACTGGAGAAACGCCAGAACGGGCACAGGATATATTTGATCAGCTCATCAGCGTGCTCCGAAAGATAGAAAAATACGAAAACGATCAAACATGACGGACGCCTCGCGGCTCACTCGATCCCTCATGTCCGCAGTCCCGACTTCCGAATGGGAATGTGCTAGCCCTTCGTAACGGCTCGAGAGCCTGCACGCCACGCGCGGTCGCCTCCGACACGGCGAACGATGACACCTTGAATCGCGACGCCGTGCAGCTCGCACAGGCCGATGGCGGCGGCGACGGCGCAGGACAAAGCCAGGACCGATCCGTCCACATCGAAATCGATTTCGAGACCTTCAAAACGCGAGCTTGAGAAAGAGCGCGAACGCGAGGCGACCGAGCGGGCAGCCGGAAGCTCCGGCGGGCAGGGCGCCGCGCCTCCGACCGAGCCTGCGCCTGATAGCCCCGAATACCAGGCGGCCGACGCGGAAGCGCGACGTATCGTGGCCGAGCAGGAGGCAAAGCAAGGCCTGTCACCGGGAGCCGACGCGCACGATCAGCCGGCCGCGCCATCGGCGGCGCCGTCCGCTTCTCCAACGCCGCCTACATCGCCCCGGACAGCTTCCGTCGCTGCGCTACCGGCGGCCGGAGACGCTGGCGGTCTTGGACAGGCCGCCTGGGAAGCCATCAAGGGCATGGGCGCGGCATCAGCCAGGGCGCTTCCCTGGCTCGCGCGCGGGGCCGGCGCCACGGCCGCGGCCGGGACGATCCTGCTCATGCCGAGCAACACCGGCAGCACCCTTCAGGAAATCGTCAACGGGCTGCGCCTGCGCATCAATCCCGACGAGCGCGCCGTCAGACTCGAGCGGAGGCACGGTCTTAAGACCAGAAGAGGGCGCCAGGAAGTACTATGAACGACTCGACTAAGGAGGTGATCGATGAAAGTCGTCAGCGCGACAGGTATTGAGGCCACGATAGCCGTCTCGCGAAAAGAATTGCGATCGCTACGCAATGCTATCAACGAGACCCTGCATGGCTTGGGCGATAGAAAATCCTTCCCGTCACGGACGGGTGAGACAGTAGAAAAAGCACTGACTCTGCTTGACGGACTCGAGGCTGTCTGCGGGGCGATCGACAAGCACAAGTAAGGCATCAGGTGCGGGCCGCATCAAGGAGGCGTTCTACGCCAACCTGTTCCTGATGATGGCCGAGTCGGACCGCCGCGAGATCACCGGGCGCGAGATCGACGAGCGCCGCGAAGAGAAGATGCTTCCCGCCGTTCACGGGCTGCCGACCAATACCGACTATTGGAGCAGCCAACCGGGTCACTAACACGAAGGAGGTCTTGATGCCTTACGTTTGTCCTGTGTGCGGTTACCCTGATCTTGAAGAACCGCCTTATCGGAAAGGGAGTGGAGGTTCAGACGAAATCTGCCCGAGCTGCGGCATTCATTTCGGGTACCACGATGCCAGGGGCGAAGATGATGTTGCACGCCAGGCGGTCTACACCCGGTTGCGCCAGGCATGGATTGCTGGGGGCATGAAGTGGCATGACAAAGATGGCCCTCCGCCGAACTGGCTTCCAACAAGTCAACTCAAGAATGTAAAGGAACGGTAGCCTCCCTCTAGCGATCGTGGCGCGCAACGGCCTGATCCCGCCACCGCCCAAGGGCGTCGCCAACAACGGCCTGCAGGTCGAGTTCATCTCGATCCTCGCCCAGGCCCAGAAGGCGGTCGCCACCGTCGGCATCGAGCGAAGGCACTCCTTTCACCGCCCGTGGCATGCCGGCAGATCATGAGCTGAGACCGCGGATGGTCTACGAGGTCGCAAAGCCATTCGAGGTTGAAGGTGGCGTTGCGCAGCCGGCGTTTGGTCAACGCGGCTTCGGTTGGCAATACTTCCTCGGCAATCGTACCGTTCAGGACCTGATCGATAGCGGACATTTGAGGCCCGTAGAATGAGCCAGCAGCACGAAAAGCGAGAGTACCGGACCTTCGATCACACGAAAGGGTATCCGAAGGAGAAGAACTGCTTCTACGAATGCCTGAAATGCGGAGACGTCATCCCTGCGGAACCAGATGACGCCGTCTCCTGCAAATGCCGGAACATAGGGATCGACCAAGGTCGCTTCATCGCTTTGGATCCTGCGAAGTTGAAGTTTGTCTGTCTGAAATCCTAGCCGCTTAGCACGGCACAGAAATCGCGGGCAGCGTCACCTACGTCGCCGATCCGAACGGCGAGAGCTTCCGGCCGGCAATCGACGTGCGCCTCAACCTCGGTGCGCTCGCCGCCGACATCGCCGAGGTCCAGGGCCGCATCAAGGAGGCGTTCTACGCCAACCTGTTCCTGATGCTGGAAGGCCGGGTAAGCCCCGCCGGACGCAAATACACCGCCGCCAAGTCACGCGGCATTTCAACTGGAACGGGCGGCGCGAGGGGAAGTTGTTGATGCTCGGACCACCAAGGCACGCGTGCCCACCACTGCAATTTCATTTGGGATTGATCACCCGCCGAGCCTTGCCGTAGAAGGCCAAGGTCGCGCCGGACGCGGGTTGTCCAACCCGTCCTGTCCCCAATCCAGGCGGAGCGATGCATACGAGTACACGCCGTACGAGCATGTCCGCCTGTCTTGCTGCGATCCTTCCTCCGTCGATCTCCCGGCCCACAAACAGTGAGTGGTCCTCGTGAACGCACGCATCCGCGTCTTCCTCACCGTCGTCAGCCTGTTCTTCGCAGGCCTTCTGGCGATCCAGCTCGCCGCCGCCCTCCTGCACCGCGGCGACCAGCCGAATCCGTCCGCCGACCATCAGCGGGCCGTCGATCGGCCGGCGGATCCGGCGCCGGTGGTTAATCCGCCGCGCACGCCGTCGGGCCGGGGCCTGATCCGGCACGCGACGCAGCTGGCAGCGGACGCAGCGTAGTAGCCCCTCGAGATCCCCTGCGCGGCGAGGCGCCACACGGCGCAGCGCTGGCGTTCGTGCGTGCCCTATGCTTATTGACGCCCTTCATTGTGGGCAGGGTGTCTTGAGCAACATTGTCGAGTTGAAGACGCGTCACAGCGCCGTTCCGCCGGCCATGAGCGCCGATCTGCGCGCGCTGCAGGAGCTGCAAGCGCTTTGCGAGGACGCCATCGCCGCCGGCGGCCTCGATGAAGCCCGCACGCTCGATCTCACCGTTGCCGTGCACAAGGCGCTCAAGGACAGCGAGTGGAACGTGCGCTTCTACCGGGGCCAAGCGACAGGCCTTTAGCCGACCGGCCTCCGATCCGGGAGCGACGGGCAGGATCTCACGGCCGGCGACATCGCCGAGCTGATCGCCGCCTCACCCAAGCGGCGGCACGAGATGGCTGACGGCCGCATCCGCGCGCTGTAGGGCGCTCGAGTCGATCCGGCAAGACGGCCGGCAGCCGATGGCGCGCCGGTACGTGCATCTCTCCAACAATCGCGCCGACGCACTCGAGGCCGGACGGCGCACGCATCCGCAGCCGGTGCTTCTGCGCGTGAATGCAGCGGACCCGGCGAATGCCGGCATCGCGTTTTATGTCGGCAACGAGAAAGTCTTGCTGGCCGATCGCGTGCCCTAGTCCTTCATCGCGATAGACGGCTGAAAACCTGGGGATAACTCCCTTTTTCTGAGTCTCATTATGGGCATTGGCCCGGGGTTCGACTCCCCTTTTATCGCCGAATAATCGCGAGCCATTGCCCGTAATAGGTGTTGCTTCGTCGACGCGCGTAGTTTGGCGCGCATGAACGAACACACACACCCAGACACGCCATACGACGCCGGCAATCAACGCCACGTCGAACGCAAGGAGCAAGCCGCCCGCACACGTCGCGCGCGCCTCGCCGAAGCGGTGCGCTGGATCGCGGGCGATGCCCGCGGCCAGCTCTACCTCGCCGACCTGGTGCGCGAGTCGGGCGCGCTCGAGCGCGTCGTCGCCACCGACCCCGACACCGTGATGTTCCTCGATGGCCAGCGCTCGATCGGATTCAAGGTCCTGAACGACGTGCGCTCGCTCGAGGAGGCCAAGTCCTTCACCGCGCTGGTCACCGGCGCCCTCACCCAAGAAACCGATGGAACCGCCGATGGAACCGACATCTGATCAAGTGCCGCAGGCCGTGCAGGCGCGGCCCGAAGACTCCGTCCTGGGCAGCGAGCCCGCGCCGGAGCAGCAGCAGCGCGAGCAACCGCAGCAGCCGATCGCCGCGGAGACGCCGGCGCAGCCGAGCTACGGCGAGTTCAAGCTGCCCGAGGGCGTGACGGTCGACGCCGACTCGCTCAGGCCCGCGACCGAGCTGTTCGCCGAGACCGGCCTCAACCAGGACCAGGCGCAGAAATTCATCGATCTCGCGATGGCGCGTGAAACCGCCGCCGCGCACAAATCCGTGCAGGCGTTCGTCGACCTGCAGAACCAATGGGTCTCGGAGATCAAGGCGGATCCCGATATCGGCGGCGACCGGCTGAAGAGCTCTCTCGCTTCGGCAAACCGCGCGATCGATCGCCTGAACGTTCCGGGACTCCGCGAGGCGCTGAACTTCACCGGCGCGGGCAATCATCCCGCCATCGTGAAAGCGTTCGTGCGTCTCGGGCAGATGATCGCGGAAGACCGCTTCCGGCCTGGCCACCTCGCCCGGCCCGACGTCCCGCGATCGCCGGCCGAAGTCATCTACGACGGCAATCCCCGAACCTGAGGAGTCTTGATCAATGGCAACACTTGCTTCTTCCGCCCTGACGCTCGGCGAATGGGCCACCCGACTCGATCCCGGCGGCAAGCCCGCGGCGGTGATCGAGCTGCTCGGCCAGACCAACGAGATGCTGACCGACATGCTGTGGATGCAGTGCAACGACGGCGCCGGCCACAAGACCACCGTGCGCACCGGCCTGCCGACCGCGACCTGGCGACTGCTGAACTACGGCGTCGTCAAGTCCAAGAGCACGACCGCCCAGGTGCGCGACAGCACCGGCATGCTCGAGGCCTACAGCGAGATCGACAAGGCGCTGGCCGACCTCAACGGCAACACCGCCGAGTTCCGCATGGGCGAGGACATGGCCTTCATCGAATCGATGAACCAGGGCATGCAGGGCACCATCGTCTACGGCAACACGACCAGCACGCCCGAGCGCTTCACCGGCCTCGCACCGCGCTTCTCGTCGCTGTCGGCGCCGAACGGCGGCAACATCGTCAATGCCGGCGGCAGCTCGAACACCAACACCAGCATCTGGCTGATCGGCTGGGGCCAGAACACCTGTCACGGCCTGTTCCCGAAGGGCAGCAAGGCCGGCCTGCAGGTGCGCGACCTCGGCGAGGTGCCGCTCTACGACGCCAACAACAACACCTACCAGGGCTACCGTACGCACTTTAAGTGGGACTGCGGCCTCACGGTGCGCGACTGGCGGTTCGTCGTGCGCATCGCCAACATCAACGTGACGGCCGGCGCGGTCACCACGTCGAACCTGGTCAACACGCTGATCGCGGCGGTCAACAAGCTGCCGTTCGTCAGCGCCGCCGGCAACAGTCCGCCGCCGGGCGGCACCAAGCCGGGCCAGGTCAACACCGCCTTCTACTGCAATCGCACGGTGCGGGCGGCGCTCGACATCCAGGCGATGGCGAAGACCAACAACTTCCTCACGATCGAGACGCGGGACTCCAAGCCCTACACGGCGTTCCGCGGCATCCCGATCAGGATCTGCGACCAGATCACCAATGCGGAAGCGAACGTGAGCTGAGTCATCGCTGGGAGCGCGGCACTCCAGTGCCGCTCTTCCGGCCTCAGCACAGACCATGAGCGCCACTGGAGTGGCGCGCTCCAGCAAAGAAGGATTTCATCATGCTCATCGACAAGCAGAACCAGTTCTCGGCCGACAGCGGCGACAGTCCGACCAGCACGGGCTCGACCGCCTCGACCAACATCGTCGACCTCGGCATCGCCCGCGACATCGGCGGTGCCGTGACCGACCAGCTCGCGCTCTTGTGCGAGGTCGTCACCGCCTTCACCTCGGGCGGCTCGGCTACGTTGCAGGTGCAGTTCCAGACGGCGCCGGACAACGGCTCAGGTGCGCCCGGCGCCTGGTCGACGCTCAGCCAGTCCGACGCGATCCCGGTCGCCTCCCTGGTGCAGGGCTACAAGTTCCTGCCCGGCGAGCTGCCGGGTCCGACGCAGCGCTTCGTGCGCCTCAACTACGCGATCGGCACCGCGGCAATGACCGCCGGCGTGCTCAAGGCAGCCCTGGTGCCGTCTCTGGACGTCCAGCCCGTGTACGCCCGCGGCTACGTGGCGTGACGTCCTTCGGGGCGGGTTCGCTCAGCCCGCCCCGACCCTTTTCCTGCTCGGCCGGAGTAGCGCATGCCAAGCATCACCGACATCTGCAACGCCGCGATCTCCCATTGCGGCACGCGCTCGAAGATCAGCGCGATCGACGAAGGCAGCGCCGAAGCGAATGCCTGCCTGACGCACCTCGCCCTGGTGCGCGACGCGACGCTGCGCGCCTTCGACTGGAACTTCGCGCGCCTGACCGCGCAGCTCGCCGAGCTCCCCTCGACTTCGCTCGGGGCAGGCGCCAATCCGCCGGCACGCTGGCGGCACAAGTACGCCCTGCCGACCGATTGCCTCAGGCTGCGGCGGCTGAACGACGTGCCTCTGTTGGCGCTGCCGGAGACGTTCTGCGAGATCGCCGCCGACCGCGATTCGACCGGGGCGTTCATCACCGTTCTGCTGACCCAGGCGGCGCCGGTGGCGGCGATCTATACCGCGCAGGTCGCCGATCCGCTGCGCTGGGATCCGGGCTTCGTCGACGCCATGACCTACGGCCTGGCGGCGCGAATCTGCTTCGAGCTCACCGGCAAGGACGATCGCGTGCGTACCCTCACCCAGCTGTGGCAGGCGACGCTGCAGCGCGCCGGCGCCGAGATGGCCAACGAGAGCAGTGCGTTCAACCGGCTCTACCTGCCGGAGAGCCTGCAGGCGCGCGGCTTCGTGCCGGAGGTCGCCGTATGACAGCGATCCCGGTCATCCAGCCTTCGTTCGCGGCCGGCGAGCTGAGCCCGTTCCTCTACGGCCGCGTCGATCTCGCCAAGTTCCATGTCGGCGCTCGGACCTTGCAGAACTTCTTTGTGCATGCGCATGGCGGCGCGAGCAACCGGCCGGGCACGCGCTTCATCGGCGAGGTCGACGATTCCAGCGCGCGCCACCGTCTGATCCCGTTCCAGTTCCGCACTCTGCCGGAAGGCCAGACCTACGTACTGGTGTTCGGCGACAAGACGATGCAGGTCGCCATGCAGTCGGATCCGGACTCGGGCACCAACTGGGGCTTCGTGACCGAGGCGCCGAAGGACATCCAGGCGATCACACGGGCCAATCCCGGCGTGATCGAGATCGACGGGCACGGCTTCGCGACCGGCGACCGCATCGCCCTGTCCGACATCGCCGGCATGACCCAGCTCGACGGCCGGACCGTGACAGTGACGACTATCGACAGCAACCACGTCTCGATCGGCCTTGACACGTCAGGCTTCGACCTGTGGCTCTCCGGCGGCACGGCCGCCCGACTGTTCAGCCTGCCGACGCCCTATGCCGCGGGCGACCTGCCGCTGCTGAAATACGTGCAGAGCGCCGACACCATGACGCTTACCCATCCGGCCTACTCGGCGCGCAAGCTGACGCGCGCCGGCCACGCCCTCTGGTCGCTCACGCCGATCACCTTCGCGCCGACCACTCAACCGCCGACCGGGCTTGCCTCCACCAGCGGCGGCTCGGCTGCCTTCGTGGTCGTGACGTCCATCAACGACGCCACCGGCGAAGAGAGCCTGCCCAGCGCGGCCGCCGGCTCATCCAACGGCGGCGGCGGCGCGTGGAACTGGACGGGTGTGCCGGGCTGCACGAACTACAACGTCTACAAGCTGAAGGGCTCGGTCTACGGTTTCGTCGC